GACTTCCCTGCTAGTCCAGCCCCGACCTTCCATGAGGATTTTGGTTATGCCCCCGACCCCATCACCTGTGGCCCAATCCTGACCGCGCATAAAGTTAGGGCCATGAATATCTATGTTGAGTTGCAGAGAACTACCAGCTTCACCTTGGAACGACCCGATCATAAATGTCGTGCCGTGACGCACACCGTTTGGGTATGTATCGAACAAGTCTTGAAGCTGTGTTGTACGTGGTACAAGGTCAGAAATCTTATCTGTCAGTTGGCTAGTTGTGTTGCCAAAGCGGAGTATCGTCATTATATTGTCCTTATCACTCATCCTGATACAAAATGTGGGGTGTTCCGATCAGCCTTGGAATGCCCCACTATTTTCTTTATTGCTCCCAGCACGAATCCTGAAATTCACAGAACTTGCAAAGAAAGAAATCTTTGCTTTGTGCGATGCGTGGTAGAATGTCATTTGCTTTCGCAGCCGTCAAGATATTTACGGCCCTATCGCTGGCTTCTTGCGCAAGCCTTTGATTAAACGGGATAATTTCATAGTATATCTCGCTGGTGTTTTTATTCACCACAGTAAACAAGCATGGAGTTTTGGTTAGTTCCATGTATGCTTGGTATAGGGCAACTTGAGTAGCATAAACTGGATTAGCCTTAGCAACACCGTGCTTTTCAAACGCTTTAAACTTGTTATCGTTAGCAGATTTGCATTCCCACAGCATAGGATACTGCGCTTTTACTGGCCCGTCACAGACCACACCGTCTATGTGACCGCGTATTTCTCCATCAGCAATTGAGAACCCGAACTGACCACCCATTTTGTCTTCTGTGCGCAGATCAAACCCTGCGTCCCGTATCCACTTGGCGGCATAGTCTTCGATGTTATGACCGAACTGAAATATCCGCAGTGTACGCGCAGTAAATTCCTTTCCATCATCAATTTTCCTGTTTAGGTATCGGTATTGTATCTTGCGTGAGCATTCGTCACCGATACTAGATGCACCGATGTACTTACGCCGCTCCCGCTTCTTTTCGCCTTTAACAATCCCCTGATCCACAGCCTCTTTAATTTGTTCGGCTATTGGGTCAATTTGCCTAGAATGGGATTGAAGTAGAAGGCCAACGGCCTGTTGACTTATAGTACGCTTCTTCAAGGTTTCCGACATTGACTGTCTCCGTAATGTTTTTGGCTTCTTGCAGCGCGAATATCAGCACTTGCACTTGCTCTTCGGTCAGGTCGCAGAACCGCGTTCCCCATCCAAAGTATCCCAGTATAAATGACAACTCTTCCATTGGGTTTTGCGCTGATTCAGATTTGTAGCTCAATGAACTGTTCCTTCTTCTAACCCGAACAACTCTGCGGCTTTGTCGAACAGCCCCTCATCTGCATCCGGGTTTTGAAATATTGCGTCCGCAATTTTTTCTTTGTTTACGAATACTTTTGCGCAGCCCCCGATGCAGAGTTTTTTGGAATGTTTCATATGGTCATTCACTGTTTTTTCTGCGGCTTCAGTAACTTTTTCGCCATCATTCCAATCCGATACAAAGGCTACTATCTTGTATTCTTCACAGGCAAATTCGCTGTTGTCGTAAACTATGGATGTTAGTTCAAGTTCTATCCGTGCCATCTTTTTTTCCTTTTTTGATAGCCAACTCCCCACCACAGGCCATGTAACCGCAAGCATCAATCCAGTTGTCAGGATTGCTTTTGTTAGATTTAAGTCGTGCTATTTTTAATAGCGTCATCATCACTGCAACGTCAGTCGATGTGAAAGACCATTCGTGATTAAAGTAACTTTCCCACAACTCTGCTATGGCCTCAAAGTTGTTTTCCATATCTCCGTGCGTGGCGTCACGATCTTTGGTGACGTACTGCTTTGCCGTATCTAATATTTCTGCCCGTTTCATTCAGCTATCCTTTCCACTGCTTCGTCTATTTGCTCTTTGTTCCACAGATAATTCAGCCAACATGCGGCTTTGTATTTTGTCCATGAAAAGTCCATTGCGTTAACTTTAACGCCACCCCTGCGCAAAGCATCACGTTGCTTGTCTGTGGCTCTTTCATTGAGCCAGCGTTTAGATTTGTTGGCACCGCTGCTATCTTCTATTTCACGCATAAAATCATCTGCTGCTGACATGGCTTGCACTTTACCGCCAATGGCGACTGAGCGCACCTTGCGCCCGTTCTGAGCCTTGACTAGCCCAATAGATGTATCACCCACTGTGCCGACTACTCCAAAGCCATTGAATCCCATTGCCATCATGCAAGAGCCATTGCCAAATATGTCCATCCATAGGAACGGCGATAGTTCCATGAGGTCGTATTCTGTCAGCGTGAAGTCCACCAATTCTTCTTTGCCTTGGCCTTGGAACTCATGTCCACATTCAACGCACATTCTGACGCTAAGGGGGTTGATAAACCCGCACTCTGGGCATTCTTTCTCTGGTGCGCCATCTGCGTTTTCATTCTCAGGCTTACCGTCTAGGTTAGCTGATTCGTCCAGCGCACCGTGGGTTAGAATGCTGCTACCAAAGTCCAGAACAACGCAGTCCTTTTTTATCTGGTCAGGATAAATCTCTGGGTCCAGAATGCGCAGACCGCGCCCAATCATTTGCACCATTGTTGACTTGAATGAGCAAGGTCTGGTTAGAACTACGCAAGACACAGGCGGCGCGTCAAATCCTTCGGTCAAGACCGCTACGTTAACAACAACTTGTACGTCACCGAACTCAAGGTCATGCAGTATTTGCTTGCGCTCTTCTTTGGGCGTGTCACCGATAACCATTTCAGCGTTTACGTCATGTTCGATGAACATATCCAGCAAGTCTTTTGCGTGGTTGATTGTGGAACAGAAAACAACGGTCTTTCTATCCCCTGCTCGTTCCTCCCACTCAGTAACCACACGCTCGTTAATGACGCGCTTGTTCATTATCTGCGCGACCTCATCCATATCAAAGTCATTACCGCGCCGTGTGACCCCTTCCAGAGCCTCTGAGACACCAACATCTACAACGTAAGCCTTCGGTGGCACTAGGAAGCCTTCGCGTATCAGCGTGGCTAATTCTATCTGGTGTGAGCAATTGGTGAATACACTGCGCAGACCTTTACCATCCCCGCGATTAGGCGTGGCTGTAAATCCAACTATCTCAGCGTGTTCATTGTCTTTTCTGACAGCATCAATAATTCTAATGTATGAGTCTGCCGCTGCATGGTGACTTTCATCTATAACAACCATGTCGAACTTCGGCCTGTGACGCAGATTATTTTTACGCGACAGAGTTTGAACCATAGAAAATATAGCATCACCTTCCCACTTTTTAATCGTTCCATTGACGATACTGGTGGATATGTTCGGGTTTACCTTTAGAAACTTCTCTCGGTTTTGCGCTACAAGTTCGTCACGGTGCTGCAACACAAGAATGCGTTTGCCTTCTTTGTGCCGTTTACCAATAAGCGCAGACAACATAATAGTTTTGCCTGCGCCTGTGGGAGCAACTACGATTGTATTTTTATGGGTGTCCAGAGCGGTAATAGCGTCTGAAATCGCCACCTCTTGATAGGGGCGTAATATCATCTAATTTTCCTCTTCGCTAAAAGAATGTTGGGGGGTTCACGGCCCAAGGCCCCCCATCCTTGGTAGCAGGCGCGGAGTGCCTTGCCGCTACTATCTTTGCGCCCAGCTTGGAACGGGACTTCCAGCTTGTGGTGCTGGTGCCTGTGGTGGCTGGTATCCTGCTTGTGCAGATGGTGTTGACTGCATTGGCGCTGAAGCTGTTGCAATAAACTCATTTTGATCTGGCGTTAACGCAGCCAACAGTTGGTTCTGATCGCTGTATCCGTTAGTGCCTTTCTTAATGCCAATTTTAGCACAAATTTCCATAGCGTTCAAGTCGTACACACCTGAGATGTTTCTAAGATTTTGCGCTGCGTCCGACATATCGGTTGATTTAAGATTGTTGGCGCTTTCTACAATTTGCCGCAATGTTCTTAGGCCAATTTCTTTAGCTATAGGCATACCGCTTTTACCAATTTTATCACCATCTACAAATACTTTAGACCAGAATTTGCGACGATCAAATTCACCACCAATACAAGTAAATTCTAATTCCATCCACTTAGCGGCAGAACTTTGTGACTGCTTAAACCACTGGCCTGATCCGAACTCAGGCAGTTCAATGTTGCCACTTTTGACAACGATAACTGCTCTGGTTACTGCCCCATTTGGGATGAGTGAGAACTCACGGTTTCCGCCTTCATCTGCTGGTGTTTCGTTAAGATTAAACATTGTTATTTCCTTCGCTTTGCTGCGTTTCTGGTTTTACAAATTCCAGCGGTTTTCCATTGGCTGAAAGTTTTGAACTCATTTTTTCGATTAGTTTACCCAAGTGTGGTTCCTCAAGCGTTGCCAACCGACCAGACCTATCCTTTGCGGGATAGCCCCATTGGTTTAATGGCTGACAGACAAATGCGCGATAAGGCCCATTATCTCCTGTTAGGATAGCCATTGTAATTACTTCATCAACAATTCCGGGCAATTCTCGCCCTGTCTTGCTGCCTTCAATTTGCAAGCTGTAT